TGATTCAGATGATGACGATGATTCACAAGCTAGTGATGATGATACTGACAATGATTCTCAATCAAGCGAAGAAAATCAACTTAAATTTGTAAAAATGTCAGAACCAGTTGATTTAAATGAACTTGACATTTTAGACATTGATATTAATGGAGAAAATGGAGACGAACATGAAAAAATAAATTTTGACGAACTTTGTATTGAGGAAGATACAAATGATACAAGTGATATAAAAAATATTGAAGTTGTATTTGATTACAAAAAGGCTTCTCTCAACAAACTTAAAAGCATTGTTGTAGATAAAGGTTTAGTCAAAGATGCTTCCAAGTTGAAGAAGCATGAATTGTTAAAGTTGTTAGAATAAGGGAACCTAGGTTCCCTTTGACCCTCCTACCACAATAATTTAATCTCATTACGATTTTTGCTGATTAGATTACGATTTTTGCTGATTAGATTACTATTTTTGCTGTATAATAATATCTAATAATAGTATAATAGTGTAATAATTATGTCCTGGGCACAATGTTATTCAGGTTCTAACAATATCCATTTCAATTTTCCACCCATTATGGCTGATGGTAGAAATTACGCCACATGGCAGCCCGAGGCCGTCATTAACCAAAGAATTCAGCAACAAGAAGGAATTAAATCCAACTGGCAATATCGTCAGTATATGACACACAATGGTATTCAAATTATGGAGTATAATACCAAGGAAGCGTGTTATGATCTTGGTTTGAATCCGCACACACAAACGACTGCAACACCATCTAGCAACGTGCCTTATTTGTATAAATCCACATTTGACTCAAGTGTTCCTGGTTACGGATATTGCAACAGTGATTTAAAAAATCCTTACATGAGTCGTGAGCAGTTGAATGCAAGAATGGTGGCGCCTGGTATACAAATAGGAAATGTTGGTTCCATAAATCCATAAACAATAGATGTAATCACCTTACATAAAATTTATTATTGTATTCTATAATAATAAATACATTACAATATAACAATATAACAATGAAAATATTAAGCATTGATGTTGGAATTAAAAATTTAGCATATTGTTTCATGGAAGATGCAGTCATATTAAAATGGGATTGCATCAACGTTTCAGAAGAAACAATTCGTAATTGTTCTCTCACAGAGAAGAATGGTATCCTTTGCAATAAACTCGCAAAATTTTCCAAGGATGGAAAATGTTTTTGCATAAAACATGCCAAGAAACAAACATTTCAAATTCCAACTGCTGAATTGAAGCCTTCCAATATTAATAAACAAAAATTGAACATGCTTTATGAACTCGCAGACAAATACAATTTGAAATATGAAAAACCTTGTAAAAAATGTGATCTTGTCGCTCTGTTAAACGAGTACTCTGCAACACAATGTTTTCAACCAGTTCAAGAAACAAACTGTAGCAAAGTGGATTTGATCACCATTGGACAAAATATAAAAATTCGCTTTGATGAAATATTTGCCCTAGAACATATGGAGAAATCTATTGATTATGTCATTATAGAGAATCAAATCAGTCCAATTGCCAACCGCATGAAAACGATTCAAGGAATGATTGCGCAATACTTTATCATGAAAAATACGAATCAAAAAATAGAATTCGTTTCTTCTGCAAACAAATTGAAAGGGTTTACTAACGATAATGTGGAAGGAATAGAAAAAAATAAATCAAATAGCTACAGTGATCGTAAGAAATTGGGTATCTCCAAAACGTTGGAAATATTAAACAAAGAATCACAACTCAACAAGTGGATAAGCTATTTTACTGGACACAAGAAAAAGGATGATTTAGCAGATTCATATTTACAAGGATTATCGTTTTATTCATCAAAAAAATATGTAACAACAAACTAAGATAGTTTTTAGTTTTTCATGACTCAAAAAATAGGTATTAGTTTAGGTTGGAATTGTTCTAGTGCAATTTATGGAGTTCAAAATAATATACGTGAAAAAAAAGAAAATGGATATAAAACATGTCCATTTGATGAGATGATATCAAACTATAAAGGAATGATTCAATGCATTGAAGACGATTTTGTATACTTTACTGATCCACAATATTTAGAAGTAAAACAAATCCCACCTGGGCTACCATATATAGATTATAATGATTATTGTAATGAAATTATAGTAAATACTAAATATAATTTTGTGTTTAACCATGAGAGTCCAGGACACCCTTTTTTACCAACTACACAAAATTGGCAACATGGTAAATATCATTATTGTATTGAAAATTATAAATATTTTATAGAGCGTTACAAACGTCGTATTGAAAAATTTAGATCTTATCTAAACGATCCTAATAATATAATAACGTTCATATTATCAAGATACAATACTACTCAAAATGATATAAGTGAATTGCATAATGTAGTTCAAAAAAAATATCCAACAGTTGAATACAGTGTAATAATATTGGATACTGATAAAAAACTAGCATATAATAATCATTTGTTGATGAATGTAAGTGAAACGGATGATGAAGTAAAGAGGCTTTCACAATAAATAGCGTGAAAAATCTCGGCTATAATATAGTGAAAATAATGCCTGCCCGAAGGGTAGGCATCCCTTTTGTAATACTTTTCGTAAAAGTATAGACTTAAAAATATGTGTTGTAATAAAGATAATGGACGACATCATTGAAATTTCAGATTTAGATTTAAATAGCAATACAAGAAGTATCGGTGGATTAGGATCTAGCAACTTTGGTGGAGGACTTGAGCTTCTCATGAATGAAAAGGTTAAAGAAGGTTCAAGTAGGATGAAAAGCGACATCAATATTGAAGATTTGAATAATCTAGAAGACGAGTTGAACCAGTTGGCAGACGATACTATAAATATTAATTTGTCAGATGGATATCATCAACCAAAGTCAGATTTATTTAGCAGTGGTTTGGGTTCAGCATCATCCACTAGTTACAGTGGTGACAAGCCTTCTGTTCGTTTTGACGATTCATTTGGTTCTACTAGTGGGAGTGGGAGTGGAAGTGGACTAGGATCTAATGATAAAGATTCAAAAACCTGGGACGGTTATGGAAAATTCAATAATATTCCCTTGAATCCTGATCAAATGGGTGATTCCAATAGTAAACATCCTCAAATGACCAAGGAGGAACTATTGAGAGAAAAGTTCAAATATTTGAAAAAGTTGGAAGCTTTAGAGAAAAAAGGAGTGGAATTGTCCAAAAAGTATAATATGGATTCATCCTTATTGGAAATGCAGGGAGAATATGAGACCATTATGGAGGAGAAATCAAGACAAAATTCGGTGAAATTTCAAGGAAATATGTTAATGGCAGCCATTAATGGGATTGAATTTTTAAATGGTCGTTTTGATCCTTTTGATGTAAAATTAGATGGATGGGGAGAACAAATAAATGAAAACATTACTGATTATGATGAGATTTTTGGTGAGCTTTATGAGAAATACAAGTCCAAGGCTTCAATGGCACCTGAATTGAAATTATTATTTCAGCTCGGTGGAAGCGCTATGATGGTTCACATGACCAATACCATGTTTAAATCGGCAATGCCAGGAATGGATGATATCATGCGTCAGAATCCTGATTTGATGCGCCAATTCCAAAGTGCTGCTGTGAATTCCATGGGGCAAAGTAATCCTGGATTCGCTGGATTTATGGGTGGAATCATGGATCCTATGGGTCAGCAAGGTGGTATGGGAAATATGGGTGGTCCTCCTCCTCCAATGGCAACGCAAGGACCACATGCACCGCAACAAATGCGAGAAAGACCAGGAAATAACAGTGCTTCTACCTCTTCTTTTTCAAGATCAGGATTCAGTCAACAAAATCAAAATGATGGAATCAATATTAGAGAGAACTTTAGCGATATGAATGAGAAAATGGAACGTAGTTCACGTCGTCCTGAAATGAAGGGACCAAGTGATATTAGTGATATTTTGTCGGGTCTCAAGACCAAGACGATTAATATTCAGGAAGCGCAACCAATGCAACAACAACAAGGAACAGCATCTAAAAATGATAGCAGCACCATCAGCATTAGTGATTTGAAAGATTTGCAAGGTGATGGAAATATGCCAAAAAAGAGCAAGCGTAAACCAAAATCGGATAAGAATACTGTGAGTTTAGACATCTAGGTAGGTAGGGAACCTAGGTTCCCCTACGACCCCTCCTACTGTCTTGGGTAATGGGTAATGGGGCGGAGCCCCCTTAAACCCCCAACTTCGTTCTAACCGAAATTTTAATGAGTAATGGGGCTCCGCCCCCTTAAACCCCCAACTTCGTTCTAACCGAAATTTTAATGAGTAATGGGGCTCCGCCCCCTTAAACCCCCAACTTCGTTCTAACCGAAATTTTAATGAGATTAAATTAATTGTTAAATATTTAATCTCATTCAGCATTGGTGGGGTTTAAGGGGGCTCCGCCCCATTACCCATTACCAACTTCGTTCTAACCGAAATTTTAATGAGATTAAATTAATTGTTAAATATTTAATCTCATTCAGCATTGGTGGGGGTTTAAGGGGGCTCCGCCCCATTACCCATTACCAACTTTGTTCTAACCGAAATTTTAATGAGATTAAATTAATTGTTAAATATTTAATCTCATTCAGCATTGGTGGGGGTTTAAGGGGGCTCCGCCCCATTACCCATTCACCAAAGGATATTCCTGCTCAAGTTATTCG